TGACAGGTATTGGATCAGGTGCGGTCATTGGACTTAATATGAAATCTGCGGCTAAAGTTGTCAAAGAAGAAAACGAAAGAGTTGCAGACCTAATAGGTATCAACAAAGCGGCTAGATGTACAACTGTAAAACCCGCGGGTACAACATCACTTACACTTGGTACATCTTCAGGTATTCACGCTTGGCACAATGATCACTACATCCGTAGAGTGAGAGTAGGCAAAAACGAAGCAATATATTCTTACCTAAAGAATAATCATCCTGAACTTATCGAGGACGAATATTTCAGACCACACGACACAGCGGTCATTGGCATACCACAAAAATCCCCCGATGGAGCAATAATCAGAAACGAATCACCAATTCAATTATTGGAAAGAGTAAAAAAGGTACACCTTGAGTGGGTAAAAGGAGGTCACAGAACAGGAAGTAACACACACAATGTATCGGCAACAATCTCAATCAGAGAACACGAGTGGCCGGCTGTTGGGGAGTGGATGTGGGAAAACCGAGATCACTACAATGGACTTTCAGTTTTACCATACGACGGTGGAACATATATCCAAGCTCCATTTGAAGATTGTACAAAAGAAAAATACGAAGAGTTATTAAAACCACTCAAAGACATTGATCTTTCAAAAATTATTGAAGTTGACGATAATACTGATCTCTCAGGCGAAGTAGCTTGTGCGGGAGGTGCCTGTGAAATTGTAATGGCATAATGACAGACGAAATAAAGAAAAATCATGACGGGGAGAAGAACGAACTTCTCCCCTCTGATTTTTATATGGAAGGTACAAGAAAGGTTTATACTGAATATTGGCACATCAAAAGGGGGGTTTGTTGTGGATCAGTATGTAGACATTGTCCATATGAACCTAAATACGAAAGAGGGTCTATTACTTTAATTGAAAAATAATCCAAGTATATTTATGACTATATGGGAGACGGTACTACATATGGTATAAATTTTCCTTTTCGTGATTCTTTGCGAGGTGATTACTTGGCTCTGACAAATACGGTTAACCAAGAAATCCGAGCTGACCTTATTAATCTTTTACTCACAAGGAAAGGTGCGAGATATTATTTACCAGACTTTGGGACAAGATTGTATGAATATATCTTCGAACCTATGGACGGTTTGACCTTCGACGCAATTGAATCAGACATAAGAGCAAACGTTGAAAAATATATTCCAAATTTAATTCTAAATAAAATAACTATTGAACCGTTGGACCCCAAAGAAGAATCAGAATTTCAAGTAGGTACCGACACACAAACATCCCAAATTTATAGATATCCAGGAAAGGGTACAGCTGAATACACTGCTAAAGTGAAAATAGATTTCTCAGTGCAAGACTCGACATTCGCGACCAGTGATTTCGTAATAATCAATATTTAAAATAAATGGCTAATCGTAGAATACCATATACAACAAGGGACTTTGAAGGTATAAGAGAAGAACTAATACAATATGTAAGAACGTATTATCCTGAACTTATACAGAACTTTAATGATGCCTCTGTGTTTTCTGTATTCTTGGATTTGAACGCCGCGGTAGCCGACAACTTACACTATCACATAGATAGAAGTATACAAGAGACCGTATTACAATACGCACAACAGAGGTCTTCAATTTATAATATTGCCAGAACTTATGGACTAAAAATACCGGGACAAAGACCCTCTGTTGCTCTTGTTGATTTTTCAATCACAGTACCGGCATTTGGTGACAAGGAGGATGAAAGATACTTAGGCCAATTAAGAAGAGGATCTCAAGTTGTAGGTGCTGGACAAGTATTTGAAAATGTTGAAGACATTGACTTTGCTTCGCCATACAACTCTCAAGGATTTCCGAACAGATTGAAAATTCCAAACTTCGACTCGAGTAATAGAATTATAAACTACACAATTACAAAGAGAGAAGTTGTCGTCAATGGAATTACCAAAGTATTCAAAAGAGTTATTGGTCCTGCAGATGTAAGACCATTCTTGGAAATATTTTTACCCGAAAAAAACGTGCTTGGAGTGACAAGTGTTCTTCTAAAAGATGGTACAAGTTACACAACAGTTCCAACGGTCAACGAATTTTTAGGTTTTGAAAATAAAAGCTTTGAGGTGGACGCATTAGCTGAGGACAGAATATTCATAGAAGATCCAACAAAAGTTTCGGATCAACCAGGTATCAAAGTTGGAAAATATATTCAAACCCAAAATCGATTTATAACTGAATATACACCCGAGGGTTTCTTGAAAATGACATTCGGTGGTGGAACTAATACTTCACAAGATGCATTGAATCAATTTACAACTTTGGGAGTACCATTGAATTTACAACTTTACCAAAACAATATGTCATTGGGTTCCGCTTTGAGAGCTAACACTACTCTATTTGTTCAATACAGGACAGGTGGTGGTTTATCAACAAACTTGGGAACAAATGTTATTAATCAAATCGGAACAATAAGTTTTTTTGTTAATGGTCCTTCCGATAACATAAATCAACAAGTTACAAGTTCACTAAGATGTAATAACGTAACTGCCGCGATTGGTGGTGCTGGACAACCCACAGTCGAAGAAACAAGAAATTATGTTGCTTTCAACTTTTCTTCACAAAATAGAGCAGTCAGCGTTAACGATTACGAAGCTTTAATAAGAAAAATGCCCTCTCAGTTCGGAGCCCCTGCTAAAGTTGCGATCACTGAGAATAACAATAAGATTAATGTTCAAATACTTTCTTATGACACCACAGGTAAGTTGACATCCATTGTCTCGAACACTCTGAAACAAAATTTGGCTAATTACTTGTCAAATTATCGTATGATGAATGACTACATAGCAATCGAGACTGCTGAGGTTATTGATTTGAGTTTGGATATATCTGTAGTACTTGATTCAACACAAAACCAAGGACAAGTCATCACAAATATCATCAACAAAGTGTCAACTTTCTTGGATCCTCAAATTAGAAATTTGGGTCAGAACATTTACATATCTCAGCTCAATAGTCTTATACAAGACGAGAACGGAGTAATTACCGTGACCGCAATAGACGTGTTTAACGAAGTAGGTGGACAATATTCAGGGTTCCAAACATCGATGGCATATTCAAATGATGTAACAAAACAAATTAGACCTGTTGATGACACCATCTTTGCTCAACCGAACCAAGTTTATCAGATAAGATATCCAAACAAAGATATCAGGGTCAAAGTCAAGAACTTCCAAAACGTTCAGTTCTCTTAAGTTTATTATCACCCCGAGTCAACTATTATTAGATTGTACGCCCTTTCCTTAGAAAATGGGTGTTAAACTATTTATGAAAAAAGTCAATTAATGACCAATTCGTATAGAATTAAAACTCAAATTGGACAAGACCAAACCTTAAATGTAAACATAGATCAAGAGTACGATTTCTTAGAAATCCTCTCTATGAAGATACAAAGTGAGGACATCTACACAAGAAACTGTGCGGACTATGGTGTTGTTGTTGGTCGTGTAGTTGCAAACGGTGGATACGGCATACCAAACGTAAAAGTTGCTGTTTTTGTACCAATACAAGAAGAAGATAGAAACAACGATATTATAACTTCTCTATATCCTTATAAATCGACAGGGGATAAAAACGAAGATGGATTTAGATTCAATCTTTTACCATACGAAAAATCTTATTCGACACACGTTCCAACTGGTACTTTCCCGTCAAGAAATGATGTTTTAACAAATCCGACAGTAATACAAGTCTATGACAAGTATTACAAATACACAGTGAGAACCAACGAGAGTGGGGATTACATGATTATGGGCGTTCCGTTGGGTAATCAAACTGTGTTCATGGATTGTGATCTTTCCGATATAGGTGAGTTTAGTTTGACACCACAAGATCTCATAAGAATGGGAGTTGCAAATGAAACTCAACTTAATGGAAATAAATTTGCGTCATCGCCAAACCTCGCATCATTACCACAGATTATTTCATTACAAGCCAATATAGATGTTTCTCCACTTTGGGGACAACCCGAGGTTTGCCAAATTGCAATCAACAGAGTTGATTTTGATTTGAGAGAACAGGCCAACATCGATATCCAACCAACTGCCGTATTCATGGGGTCTGTTATTTCTGCAAGTGACAGAAGAGTACTGAGAAAAAACTGTAGACCTTCAACTGAAGCGGGTAATTTATGTGACTTAATATCAGGGCCAGGAGAGATCTTATGTATCAGACAGACGGTCGGACAAGATTCCAATGGTAGGCCAGGTTTAGAAGTTTACGAGTTTGACGGAGGTGCGAAAGTGATAGACGGAGATGGAACTTTTTTAGTCGATTTACCAATGAATTTGGACTATATTGTGACCAATGAATTTGGAGAAAAAACAATCTCTTTAGACCCAAATGTAGGTATACCAACCAAAGGAAAATATAGATTTAAAGTAAAATGGGAACAAGACCCTGATTTAGGAAAACAAGTAAAGAGGGCATATTATCTAGTCCCGAATGTTAGAGAATATGGTTGGACATCTCCAAATATAGATCCCGCAGATTTCTCGGATCCTAAAAGTCCAATATACACACCAAACTATAGTGCCAACACACAATGGAACCAATTTCAAAAATCATATGCGTTTTCATTAGATTGGAATGATTATTCAAGTCCTCAATCAGCAATAAATTGCGAAGATACTTTTTATCAATTTGGATACAATAAAGTTTATACTATATCTCAATTTATAGATGGTTACCACAATGGTGCAAACAGAGGAAGGTTTATTGGTATCAAAGAAATTTTAGATTCTGCGTGTGATTCAACTAACAATAGGTTTCCAACTAACGACGGTGTTAAGAATTTCGATCTTATATTCATTATTTTTAACTTCTTTTTTTCATTTATCCTACTTCTTTTATTCCCATTGTTGGTCAATGTTCATATTGTTGCATTCCTGTGGCCTATACTTAAAATTCTTATAACATTTGTATATGGAGTAATTGCTACATTCATTTTCGTCCTCTGTAAAATTATTGATGCTATCCCATTCGTGAATATAAATTGTCCAAAACCGCCATCATTTAAAGATATATTCAATTCGCTTGGAAATCCATTCAAGAATATTTCTTTACCTACAATAATTTATCCTGACTGTGAGTTATGTAGTTGTAAAGAAGAATCACCCGAGGAAAATGCAAGCGCTGCAGCCTTTATACAAGAGTCATTAAAGACAACGTCACTTACGCTCCTGATTGATTCGCCAAATCCCGTCAGTTATGGAAATATATTTGACGAACAATATTGTCAAGATGATCCTTGGTTCAAATATTATTCAGCCAACTATTTGAATTTAGAAGATCAAGGAATTGCATGTAGAATCGAAACAGTAGAAAATGCCATGGCTTATCAGCAACAAAACATTCAAAGAATCGTTGCAGGTAATAATCAGGGAATAGTTGGACAAAGAACACCCGCGACAATATGGATGCCTGTAGGAGACCAAACAAACAGACCAGTATGTTCTATGGACCTTACTTTGTCAGAGAGATTGAATCTCTTCAATATGAAGGCTAACTATTTCAATTCGACAGGGGGATGGAATCAAGTTAGAACATACGTTGCCTCTGACATAACCGCAAACTCAGGTTTATTTCATTATGATAATACAATAACAATTCTTTGTGATGCGGCATCTGCCGAACAGTTTATCACAGGAAGAATGATGACATTCCAAAACCCTTTTAATTCTTTGGATCCGAACACTAGTCAAGCAGAAACTAATTTCTCTGGATTTAGTTCCTCTACAGGTTATGCCAAAAATTTGAGAGCGGTGACTGTAAATTATGCAAACCCTGATTTTCCAGATCAGTCACTGAGTCAACAATACATCGTGAATCAAAGTGCGGATACTATACAGAACTGTTGGGTAGGATCTATCATCACAGTTGAAGACGGTGAAAAATGGTTTTACACTGATTGTGATGGGGTATACCATTCTGGTGATACCCCAACTACAGGTTCTATTTGTGTTAATGATCTATTCCCATACGAAGGTGTTAATATTACCACAGCGACCTGTTCCAATCCTAAATATTTGATGTATACCAAGGCTAAGTCGGATTGTGAGTATTTCCAAGTGATCACAGCAATGACTTATCAAAATTTCGCCTCATTGAATCCTCCCACATTCTCAGGTCAAAAAAGTTTGAATGAGAGGTATATTGGTGGTACCATGTATCTATGGGAAGAGCATCACCGCAGAACCGGTTTCTTGGGCTTAGGTTCAGGTGCTAAAACTTGGTTACCTAACACAGCGACAAGACCTTTCTTTGCAATCCCTGATAATAAAGAAATAGTAGTTGTAATACTACAGAGAGGAGTTGATCCAAATAGTACAAGACAGACGACAACTGTTGATATATCAAGAATATGCGGTCAGAACTACGGATCTGTTTTAGTAACATCAAAATACAAGTTGAATATACCTATTCAACCTGGATTGGTCTTACCAAGACATGATCAATATCAATCCAATGAAGACAATCCTATATTTTTTGATTCTTACATATTTGATACTGGTAATAATTACTCGGGTTATACGACAAATATGCACACAAACTATTCTTCTTTGGATTCAACCAAAGTTGGTTACAACGGTTTTCAAGTATCACCCCAAAATACATATTCAATTTTGACACCAACCCACATTAACATAAACACAGGTAGTGGTGGTGGATATGTGAAATCGAACACTTCGGTCAACATTTTTGGAATGTCGAGCTATCCAATTGTAATCAGACAGCCAAATTATCTTTCTGATGCATTCGCATGGGATCCTTGGTATCGAATCTTCGGGTCTTATTATAGTAACCAACCGTGGTCGCAAGGTAAAAAGATGAATGGTTACTGGAATGATGAGTATGTTGAGGGTGGATCGTATTTCTTTTCATCTGTTGGAGGTAGTTTGGAAGAGGGTTTAGCTTCAATTAGATACGATAGATTTGTTTATTTCTCACCTGCATATTCAACGGCAACAACATTGGATGTTCAGGCAAGAACACAAAAAATTGTGATGAGAACTGATCGACTACCAACATCGACATCGAGATCTGGTTATCTTAACAATACCTACCTTTTACACCAAAACACAAACTTTGCATTTTATTTTATAACAGACGAAGGTTTAGTAGAATCATATGATGCGGAAGGGTCTTCATTCTTAATTAATGATGCGGCCGAAGAACTAAGTCAGTATGAAGACCAATTTGCATCAACTTTTTCATGTCAAGGGTTAGTACCACTCAAATGTTATTCAGGGGATTCTGAAACTTTTGGGATTTACCCCAAAACAGATAAATGCTATAAAAAAACAGTTATAAAAGGTGGGTGTTATGTCTTCGTTAGTAAAGTTATACTTTCACTTCCAAACGACTTCAAACAACTTGCCGAGTTCAAAGCTAGAACTAGAGTTAATTTTGCGGCATGTAGAGGTGTTTTTGGACATACTTTTTTAAATAACTGGGTTAATGGAGTGTTATACCATTTCCCATTTAGGAATTTGAGATTTTTCAAATCACCTAAAGATCCTGTAGATCCTAATGGACCATATAATGAATATTGTAATGACGTGGTTCTATTACATAATCAAACAAACAATTTCTACTACAGATCATCACCGTTCAATGGAACAACATTCGTAGGTAAACAAAGGACTGGATCACGTGGAAGAAACGACAAAGAAATACTTTTTCCAACCACAATTATGGATATGGGACCGAGAGACGCCTTCACTCAAGAAGTTACATTGAACGCTGATTTCTTTGGGTATAACATGAACAAGGTACCGACAACTTCATTCAACAATCCTCAAGATATATTGACATTATTCATATTATCGAGACAAGTCAATTCAAGTTGGCTTGCAAATATTATTGGACTAGGAGATGGATCCGTGAATTCGTTTTTCTCAAGAACAAAATCTAAAATTGACGGTGACTATGCACAAATGATTTCAATTAATTCAGAGATAGGGGTGCAAGAATTCAATTTTGAGGCTTACACCGCTCAGTCGGGTTCTAATGTAAATAATCCATTCTATATTGGTCAAGATAGATCTAAGGAACCTGTGATGGGTATATTTTTTTCTTCAGAAACACAGACTAGAGATTTAATATCTCCGAGAAGGTTGATAAGAAATGATAACGTTAATTATAACAATGCTGTTTACGATTATTTGGGTAGTAATTCCCAACTGATACCATACTACAGTTGGACCACCAAAGATAGTAATGCAATATTTGGAACAGAGAAAAATGAATGGAAAACAAATACCATTCAAAAAAGTTATTACCAAAGATTTAATCGTACAGATATTAACTCAAATTATTTTATGGGTGAAAACCCTAAGGCGGACTTTATGAGAGGATACATCTATAATAGAAGTAATATCCTGTTTCAGCCTAACACATTGAATGAAGCATATCAATTTGAGGGTGATAAGAATACATCCGATTCACCGAGCTATGATCCTGTAAATTTAAATACTTATTTCACTGTTGGTCTTCCTTATCACTTCTACTTCGGATTAGGTGTTGGAAAGTCATCCATGAATAGATTTATTAAAAAATACGTTACAACAGAATGAACGGAACAACAACCATAGTACCAAGTAGGTTGAGATTCAAATCTGCACCAACTGTAGATCAAAGTCTCAAAGTTTCAATTAAATCGAAAGAAAACGAACTAACAGAATATGATCGGATTGCCTCTGTTAACCTCGCCGTTTTGTTCAATGACGAAAGACAAGCCTCAACAACTTTCAGACCTACTTTTAAGGTCAGCCCGATTTACGAAAACTCCTACACTGGCACAACTGAATACATTCCATTTCTATACAACCTATACTATGTTGATGCTCAGAAATCTTTAGTGAATGGTATTTGGAGAGGGTTTCCTCAATATTATGAGTTTGAATTTTTTAGACCTAACATACAGGATCAACATATCAGTTATGTTGCTAAAAGTGCTTACACTTATAATTGGACTTATTACTTAAGTTTACCACAAGAGAACAATTATACAAAACAGATGTTTTGGACGGATGGAATTAACGAAATTGAATGGCTATCAGGGGATGGTATTCCTTTTGTTGTTAAAAATATGAAGTTTGATGGTACAAATTACATTTCATTTATTTGTATTAGTGAACACAACTTACAGATAGGAGATTATGTAGAATTGTCTTTAAAGTATGACGGAAATAATCTATTCCAAGTTAACACACTCGGTGATGGTACATTTGGGTCAGAAACTTACATATTCAATCTAACAAATGTTGGATATACTGGTACGACATTTGCAAACAATGCAAAGGGAACTTTCAAAAAGATTGTTGATATAACAAATTCAGGTGAATCAAAGTCCACGTATTATGTAAAAATGCACAAGATTATCACAAACGTTAATGATATTGTTGTAACAAAAACTGGATTTGAGGAAGTACCATTTACCGCAAACAAGAAGTTTGAATTTTCCTCGTTAACCCCAAACAATATATCAAGAATTTCCCAAAAGAACGCATCCACCGTATACACATTCACTGCAAACTACGACCTGAATATTGATAATATTTTGGACAATCAGAAAAGACCCCTAAATGAGATATTTCTCACAATTATCAATAAAGGTTTTACTGGATATTTCAATAAGCCAACACAAGAAACAGGACTAAAAGAAGGTTGGGAATTCAACATAACAGAAAGAAACAATTTATATTGGGACAGTAACAACCTCAAGTCAAATTCCAACATCGGATATTCTTCTTATACAAAAACTAATGGATCAACTGAGGAATTTTATTATAATAAGGATCTGAAATCGGGAGACACAATCTGTGGAGATTGGTGTGAATGGAATGATGTAACTCAGTCAGAGAGAATAATATCACCATATTATCATAAGATTAAATACAACCAAGATGTATTCAAAAGTGAACCAATCACAAATACAAATCCAAGCGGATATTATTACCAACCACATATTGGTATGGTGATTAGAGTATTTTCAAATTATATTGAAACAGGGGAACTCTACAACGTTGATCAAATACCTTTTTGGGCTTTTTATTCAAACGCATATGAACAGTTTATGTGGAGAGACATTTATGAGTATGGTTTTATCGATGAGGCGGACAGAGGAGTTAATTATCCTTTTTTAAATTTTTCACATTATCCATTCAACGCATCTCAATTTAGACTAATACCGGACGGAGGGTATGATCTTGGAGGAGTCATAAGCGAAGGTCCCAAATTCGGACCGTTGAGTGGGTTTAGCATAAACACAGGAGATAAAGTAGTCAAACCTATAGTGGATGAGTGTGAGTAAACAAATATTGTTATCGGGTATTACCAACAATAGTATCAACATTCCCGTAAATTTGGATTGGGAGTATCTTGATACTGAGGCAGATATTGTTGCCTTCCAAGATAATGTTATCGAAGAATTACTCAGATCTGACAAGGATTTTGAAGTCAACAGATTTGCTCACGCTGATTATCAAACATCCACAGAAATAAACTATGAATTCTATTTCTACGAGGGTGCTGGTTTGTCCAACGTAAACAATTGGAAGATTGATTACAGAGCCGAGGGTTTTACAACACAAGAAATATATTACTATGCTAACTCATTTAAAAACTCATTTTTCAAGTTAGACCTTTATGATAGTCCGATTGATACTCAACAAACTAACTACATCACAATTATTATACCCACACAACAAGGTGAAAGAATGAATACTCTGATGCAGACAACGGATGTTTTAATCAGAAAACCTAAATACATATTAAACTATGTTGGTGATAAAGAAGGGTTCTTTATTTATTGGTTGAAGAAAAGAACTTTCTTAGATATATCAAGATTTTTTATGTCTGCCAAGTTTTTTGATGGAAAGACCGGTCAATTTGTAAGAATGATGAATAGACCACAGTCATCAATTTTAGGTAACAAATTTAATTTCTCACAGAGTGAGTATTTCTACTACAGAGTAGATTTAGATTACGCTAACAGAACTTATCAAGTATTTGATACGTTCAACATAGAACCTCAAAGGGTTGGGGGCCTAACACCCATAAAATGGTATGAATACATAAATCCATAATGCCCGATTACAATTACATTATATCACCCGAAGTTATCAGTGGAGATCTGTTCACGGTCAACGTATCAGGCAGCCCTGTGGGAGTTTATTCAGCAATGACACAGGTTCTTAGTTCGGGACCAGGTGGATCTTCACTTTTGACTGGATTAACAATACCCATACTTATAACTGAAAATGTTGTAGATTGTGGATACTACTCACCTTTTGATGGTGCTGTGCACCAAAAAGATGTTGTAACAAATTTCATCTTTTCATCCACGACATCTAACCCATACATTTATAATGTTTACAACACATCAGACGAGTTCAAAAAGTTTATTGAGTTATCAACCTATACAATTGATTGGGGAGATGGATCATCCCCAAATAGTTTCAATCAACTCACCCCCGCATCAATATCTCATCAATACCCCACGGTTGTGAGTGCTTATACAATTACTTTGACTCAAAATAATCCTTGGGGTACAAATATTGTTAAAAAGGAAGTAGTTACCCCATATAGAATAGCAACAATTATCAATCCAAACGGAACCGCATTTTTTGTATCAAACACAGGAAGTTGGACCTTTACACCTGTAAGTTACAATTTCATTTTTTCAGGTGATGCTGAAAACAACATACAGGATCAAGTATCTTCAACGTTTACAACTGTACCATATACGGTCTCGGGTGTAACAAATTCGAGAATACAAGAGCTTGCTCAATATGGTCCTCAGAAATTTATCGTTGGGGCACCCGTAATTAAAGACGGAGGTATATTCGGAGTTATAAATAATAGGTCCCCATTATTTACAGCATACACAATACACAATGTGGATTACTACGACTTTGCCAATGGAGAAACTAAATTCTTCGTCCAAAGTTCAGGATTCACTGAAAATGAACTAACAGCACAATTCTTTTTCAAGAATCCTGCATTACAGAAGGCTGTGGGAGATGCGGAGATTGTTACTAATATCTACATAGAAAGGGGAAAGAACTCCGCTTACGAACAAATACAAAGACTTGGAGAGGTAGATAACTTGGGAGACTTAATCAATTATGGTTACAAGTTTTTCAACGTTGAAACCAAATAAACAGATAAACTATTTATAGAAAATAAAACAAAGAAATGGCAATAGCTTCATACGGGACAATAAGACCAGCTGACTGTTCACCAGATGACATGGAGATAATTTTGAATTATACTCCCTCAAGAGACGTAACAAACAATTTCGTTTTGAAAAAACTCGATGCTAAAACTCTATTACGTCCTTATTTCAGCAATCAACAAATCGGAGGGTCCCCTGTAGAAATCTTGGGTGGATTATACAACTTAACCCTTCCAGCGACAGAATTCAATGCTCTTGGGATTTACACACTTTTGATTAGACCTGCACAAATAAGAACTGTAATTGTGGATTGTGGCGTTCTAAGCGCATTACCAAACGTAAAAGGACTTGTATTAGACCTTAATTTGATACCTCAGGAATATAGAAATAAATTTGTTCCTCAAGGTCTTGTTGGATTTAGAATAGAATATCTGAATAGTGATGGTACAAAAATACCTAATTTCTTTAGAGTTGTTACATCTAATTTCTTTTGTGAGCCAGTCGTCACAAATCAGGTAAATACCCAACAAAAATCAATAAGATACAGATACACTGATAGTACGGCAAACTTAATGTTCCTAACCCTATCACCTTCATCATCACCAACAAACAAACCAAACGCAACACCATATATCGGACAACCCGATCAAGACATCGTTTTAACAAACACCTTTTTCAATCCTGTAACAATTGATATTGAAATGGTTGAATATGACGTGTCAACGCTAGCAATCGCGCTTTACGGAAATCAGACTAAATCTATGGATGATGGAATTTACACAATCTATGACTTTAACAATAATATCTACAGACAATACAACTTGTTTGAAATCAGAGACCAGTTCAATGATCTTCTATATGAAGTTAGACAAAATAGGGGTGATAATATAGATTTCAGTAAAAACTTCAACACGATTATTAGTTAATGCCACAACGAGAAAAATATTTTTATCCACCAAGGCCAGGTAGTGGTTCTGCAACTCCCTTTGACAACATTGTAGGTTTACAAACTGTTGAAGGTGGCGGGCTTACGCAAGGTAACTTCGAGTTCACAACAAGTGTTGTTGAAAAAGTTACGAGAGAATTTAACATTGGAGCATTTTCCTCACCCATTAGCTTAGAAGATTTGGAGATAGAGAGTTTGGATGAAAGCAGATTGATATTTGCTAAAGAATTCAGAGTTTATCCAAACTTAGATTTAACTGAGGTTTCGAATTTCTCAATGTATGGATCGTTATCCAAGAGACTTCAAGTATCGGTGACAAAAATAATTAATAAATTTCCCGCCGCATTGGACGTCAGGTTCATGAATGAACAATCAATTACTGGATTGACAGCCTATAATATTGTATATGATGGTGTCAATGATGAGACTATATTCTCAGTTGATGTTGATAGACTAGCAAATCCATTTTCCATTGATTATTCTATTTCTGCAGCAACAAATATTGTTGCTCGAGAGATAGTTACCTCTCCACTTAGGAATTTGAATAGTACTTACTTGGATTATTGTATTGCAATTGCAAACTCAGGTAACACAGATAATCCTTATGATATTTTCAAGGTATTATCGTTTGAACCATCAGTAAGTTTAGCATCAGGTACTTTGGTATTTTATGTTTCAGGATCACCATTCGGGACGACAGCCACAACTTATACAACTAATTACCATATAAGACCAAACGACTTAGTAGTTGATGAGGTGTTTGCTGAATCTTTTGATGAGGTAGAAAAATTCCTGTTAAATAGATATATTCAACCACCATATACAGCGGTTTTTCAAGTTCCGAGCGAGGATGAAAACGGTCAGTTTTATAATAATTTTACATCAATCACTTGGCCATTACAAGGCACATGGAATTTAGACATTATAACAAATTCATTTGATGAATATCTCAGACAATTATTTTTCGTTTCAGAGGAGTTAGATTCATATAAAACAAATCTGATTTCCCGTTTCTTGATACAAGATTCTTTCAAAGAGTTCGATACCAAGGATAGAAAGGTTGAAAAAATTCTTCAGATATATGGTAGAAGTTTTGATGAAGTTAAAAAGTTTATTGACGGCATGGCAAACATGACCTCGGTTAACTATACGATCCAAAATGACATACCATCACTACTACTAAAAAATTTGGCCGCGACATTAGGGTGGGAACCTAATATATCACCAATTACCAACGAAAACTTTTTAGACTCAGTATTTGGACAAACCAACGCGCCCGTCTATCCAGGTTACGCAAGAGCTCTTACACCAACAGAATTGAACTATCAATTTTATAGAAATCTAATTTTAAATTCCGGATATCTTTTCAAATCAAAAGGTACAAGAAGATCCGTTGAGTTTCTGTTAAGATTAGTGGGAGCACCTGACGCTTTGATAGAATTTAATGAAAACATATATGTTGCCGACCAAAGAATAAATCTTGATCAATTTGCAGTTCAATATGCAAAGATTTCAGGAGGTACATATGTAGATAATGTGCCAACATTATCCTCAACGGTGACTTACAAGTTTCAAGGAGAAACTTACAGTGCATTCACCTCAACAACAATTTTTGAACAAGTGAATTTGGGACTTGATGATTTTCCTATGGATACAGAGGGTTTTCCATACGCGCCCCTTCCTACACAAGACTATTTTTTCCAAGTAGGTGCTGGTTGGTATGAGTCCACACCACAACATAGGAGTCCTGAGATCCCTGTAGAGACAAATGTATTCACAGGTACGAATCCAACATTTCAAACCCAACTTGAACCATTTACTTATGGACAGATTTATTTGGAAAGATACAGAGATTTTCCATACATGACTGAAGGGTTCAAACTTCGAAAAACTATTGATAACAAAAAATCTTGGTTGACAGATGATGAAGACCTTAGAATATCAACAGAAGGTGGATATGAAGCATTTTACTACATCGACAAAGAGAAATTGGTGCTAAACGTAAAAAATGTTGATCTTTTTCTAAATCCTGGACAAGGGTTAGTATATGATGTGTGGAATCAATCAAGATTGTATGATTACCCAATACCTGAGACAGGAATGACAACTCCATTTCCTACGCCAGGAGGTGTCGATTGGACATTTATAAACCCACAACCAAAGAAAAAAACCTTCTTCGAGTTCGCACAAACTTTCTGGCAAAATACAATCAATGTTAGAAATAGAATGTACATCACTGATGGTCACACTGGCGGGTATCCAACTCTATCATCAATATTTTGGAAGTATCTTGAACAAGAAAATACAATTGGTATACCAAACAACAACTACACTTATCAGAAATTAATAGATTATGTTGATGGTCTTGGTCCATATTGGATAAAATTGGTTGAACAAATGATTCCAGCAACAACGATATGGAATTCAGGTACAAGATTCGAGAATTCTATTTTCCAAAAACAGAAATTCGTCTACAGAAGACAAAGAGGATGTCAATTTATACCCGTACCTGCTGAAGCCTGTTATATTATAGGTTCAATGTTCAACTACGACTGTTCAACTGAGTTTGTTGAATTCAAAGTTTTTCCTTGGTTGAACGGAAATACCACTGTATCTAATTTCCAAGGAGTATTACTACAAGCCTTACAGAATTATTTGACTGAGGAAGGACTAACACTTAATGATTGTATAACTAATACACTTTCAACAACATGGTTTGTCGACCTGAAGTTAGGTAATGAACAAATAATTAAATCCACTTTCTATCAGGGGGAGGGATTAAATGACGTACCGACTAACAGCCTTTGGAAAAATAGTTTAGCGGATAACTTGGACAATTTATATCAGTACGGATTGAATTACTTTTTGAATGGAAACACACTGAACGTCACAAACATGGATTGTATACCAAAAAACTTACAGACAAAACTCCAACTGAATGTTGGAATAAACATATCAATAAATTGTTTACGTGGCTGATTTTAATTACATACTATTTGTCACTGGTGATTGTCAAAACAATTCTTCAGGTTCCATAGAGGCCGGTTTCTCGGGTGGAACACCACCGTATACGGTTACTTGGTATTACCCAAGTAATGCTGGTAGTATAGAGGGTATTATGGCAATAGATTATTTAGCGTATGACTACGACTACATTGACCCACTTTCGCCAAAACTTACGTTCTCACAAGTTAATAATCTATCCGCAGCAACATACCCCTTCAGAGTAAATGATTCTACCGTTCCTGTCAACTTAGAGTTCACTGTCAACGTACCAGTATCATCGGGTAACTGCGCAACAATAATCGATGTCTCGGCAACAACCTGTAGTCTGAATAATGGTACAGTTTCGGCTGAAGATTCATCTGATTACTCTGAGACTTCTTTCTTTTTATACACGTTTGAAGGAGAATTATTGCAATCTGCAACAACAGACTTAGAAGTGATAACTTTCCAATATCTCTCTGCCGGAACTTACTATATTGCAGCTGTGGATTATGGTGGATGTACAGGTAAGACACAAACCTTTGTTATAAATCCATCAGTCGAGGTTGATTTTGGTTTTTATATTATACCCGACACCCAATGTGGACAACCTTCAGGAAAATTGATTATCACAGGACAAACAGGTGTACAACCATGGAGCTATATTTGGAACGATGGATCCACAGGAAGCACAATATCAGGTCTCACTGCGGGAACTTACTCTGTAAAAGTAACAGATTCATCAGGATGTTCTAAAATCAAAGAACAGTCAATTGGACAAGTCGATCCCGTAGGTCTCGGAAGTTTTGTCGTCGACAATATCCCAACTTGCTTGAACACAGATGGTGTAATAACCATGACAATAACCGGTGGAACAGGACCATACTATTATTCAGCCTCAACGGGACAAATTGATGTATCTTATTCACAGTCATTTACCCTGAGTGGAGTGCCTGCTGGATCTTATAACTTTTTAGTTACGGACGCAGCACTATGTAAATTCAGTACGGGTATCGATTTGGCAACAGAGAATGGTATATCGGATATAATTCTTACTATTGAACAAAGCTCATGTAGTAATGCTGACGGATCAATACTAATTACGGCTATAGGGGGCACCTCACCGTTTACATATACATTGATTTACCCTGACTCATCAACTGAAACGATAACAACTAACGCCGCATCACAAACATTTAACGATTTATCAGGAGGAACATACTCTATAATTCTCGAGGATTCAAGTGGGTGTTACTTTTTAGAGGAAAGTACAATACTGTCTGACAATATCTTCACTTTTACCGCAACCACTACAGGGACTACATGTGGAGGAAATACTGGAATTATTTTAGTGGAAAAATCTTCAGGAGGAACATCTCCATTTGACTATTCTTTAGATGGAGTTCAAAATATAATTGATACAACTGCTAGTGCGGTAACATTTACCAATGTCTCATCAGGACAACACCAAATTACTATTACAGATACAGATGGATGCACACAGGTTCAACAAGTTTTTGTTAACGGTAGTGTGCCCTTGATATACAACCTATATTCTACATCTTGTGGACAAGGGTCAGATGGTTTAATTACAACGTTTATATCTGAGGGAGTACCTCCATTCGAATTCGAGTGGTCAGATAATGTATCGGGTAATCCTCAGTCTATAACCGCCACAGGTTTAACAGCAGGAACTTATTCTGTTACAGTCATAGATTCAGGGGGATGTAGTCAAACAAGAAATGCAATTATAGACTGTAACAAGAGTTACGTGTCTTACAGAACTTACTTGGTCGGAGAACAAACATTCTCATATGTATCGGGAACAAAAAAAGGTTTGGGTCAAATCATGAATACTGGATTTGACGAATTAACCACAGGAAGAACAAACTGCCAACTTGTGTCAGCCACATTTATTGCAAAAGTAGAATTAGAACCCGAAGGAATCGAATTAGATCAAGATTTTTATGTGTCTACAAGTTTGGTGGACGCTCCACCTGATTCATTATGGTATAATACAGTTCAATCTTTACTTGAAACAATTCCTGGAATCGGACAAGTGACAGTAAATGAACTTACAAGCGAAATTACAATCGAAACCGATAGATCCGAGGGTTCTTTAAATTGCGAAGAAGTTATAGTTGAACTAATTATATTATACGATATTAGGTGTTTGTCATGACAAGAGTAGAAATCACATCGGTTACTGGAGGTACATACCCAATAAATGTGTATGTATCAGACATTTATGGTAATTATGAAACTTTAATTTATACAATTACCTCAGGTAATCCCATACCTCCCGAGACAGGTGTGACACTCTCAACAGTATTTGCGACCGCCCCCGCTATACTTCTCAAAATGCTTGATGCGAACGGCTGTGAGAGAATCCAATTGTTAGAGTGCAGATTTGGATGTTCGTTTCTAATTACCATACATACAGTTTCTTGTGTCACCGATATTACAATAAGCACTTCATCATGTGAGGTAGGTGGACTATCGACCGTTGAAGCTTCCTGTGTATCCACACTGAGTTTATCCGAGTCAAGTTGAAAGGTGATGATGGCTTAACAAAAATAATTGTAATAATATCAATGATAAATTAGTGGAAAAGGGTATTTATAAAAAAAATCTTGGATGAGTCTTTACTCGATATTCGTTGTCAATAATGCCCCAGACTGTGATAATTCCATAGAACAACAAGTTACGGTAACAGGTTGTACAAGTTACATAGTACGACTTGCTTCGAGTTCTAATGCTTTAGGTCCATTTGATGTATATTATTCTTCTTTTCCCATAGGTCTCACAGGAGCAACTTTAGCTTACTCAGCTCAGACGAGAACAGATATGTTCAACGGTGTTATTATTACTTTCGAATGTGTAACACCCACACCTACACCAACTCCGACACCCACTTTAACTCCATCTCCAACTGCTACAGTTGGTACTAGCCCAACACCAACACCAAGTACGACTGAAACTCCGACACCCTCACCATCACCGACTACAACACCAAGTGAGACACCAACAAATACACCAAGCGCTACCACTACTCAAACACCGACTACAACACCTACTCCAACAACCACACTTTCCGCAACACCGAGTGAGACGCCAACAAATACACCAACACAAACAACGACTCAGACACCCACTGAAACACCATCGGTAACACCGAGTAACACCCCAACAGGAACTCCAGCAGCTACCTCTACACAAACTCCATCTCCAACAACAACCTTAACCGCTACGCCAACTGAAACACCGACTCAGACACCAACTACCACAACAACGCCAACTCAGACACCATCTGAAACACCAACTAATACTCCAACACCTAGCAATACAGAAACACCAACACAAACACCTACCAATACCGAAACACCAACTAATACTCCAACACCTAGCAATACCGAAACACCAACACAAACACCTACCAATACCGAAACACCAACTAATACTCCAACACCTAGCAATACCGAAACACCAACTCCAACCCCAACTCTAACTAATACTCCAACAACAACACAAACACCTACCAATACCGAAACACCAACTAATACTCCAACACCTTCCAATACCGAAACACCAACTAATACTCCAACTCAAACTAATACTCCAACAACAACACAAACACCTACCAATACAGAATCTCCAACACCAACTAATACTCCAACACCAACTAATGCTGCTTTACCCAACTACCTATTCATTGAACCAGTAAGTGGTAACGTAGAAATAAATTCATGGATGTTATCTCAATCATCACCTGGTTTATTCCGTGGTTTCGCGAACGGTCTTGCTCTTTCTACAGTTCAAGCAACCTTTAATACACAAATGAATAACTACATATCATTCTCAGGTTGGGGTGGAAGTTTTCCTAGCATACAAACAGCATACTCTCAACCAACTGGAGGCGGAACAGACGATTATGGGAACGTTATCAATGCTTACTTATTTAAAACAATCCAAGTCTCTGCGGCTACAGTACCTGGAAATGCTTGGTATACGTTCATTATTCCAACAGGATCAACAAACGGCCAAAGAATCTCGCAGATTGGATTCAACAATGCGTCAGATCCTAACACACTAACAACAGCCAATATGACCGCAGCCATCTATAATCTAACTGTAACAAATACAGGTTCAACAATCCCTGTGGGTGTGTATAGAGTATACACAACATATACAAATGCAACATTTAGATTTAATGGCGCAACTAACGATATTTACTTTAAAGGTAATACATTAATATAACACAAAAAATAAATAAAAATGAGCTTTGAGTATCGAAATCCCACTTCAGCAGTTATCTTACAAGGCGCAGATACCGTCACGTTAGATAACAATACAGGTACCAACTTCAGCGTGTACTCCATTGGAGGCTACATGGAAGTTTTTTCTCATCAGGACCTCGAATTTACGATTCCTGATGGTAGTTCAGGTACAATTTTGTATTCAGGAAATACAATACCAATTAATTTCACATATGGAACACCGCTTTCTTCACCAAACGCAGTGACCATAGAAACCGACGAGATTTCTTGTGGTAGAAGACGTTTAGGTATGATGGTATACGTCATCTCTGCTGAGACGACGTATCAATATGAGATAGACAACTACGCCGCATTGTGGGATGCTGCGGAAGCTTCGGGTTCATTGGTTGGAGACTCAGAAACGGGATATCAGTGTTATACAAATACAGTTGCAGGTCAAAATTTCGTAAATGTATGGACAGGATCTACAATTGAAGGTGTTGGTGGGGTTACTAGAGCAAATGCACGTTGGAGAATTGCAAATATGAACGACACCGTAATTACAGGTGGTACATATTTTTCTGCGACTACAACTTTAGTTTTATCAGATAATGATGGAACATCAGTTTCAATTACAGGGTTTACAGGCACAGTAACCGGAGGAACTTACAATAGTGGGACATCTACACTTACTTTGAATAATAGTGATGGAACCTCCGTACAGGTGACAGGGATCAATTCAGGAACAAGTGGTAGCTCAGGTTCATCAGGAACAAGTGGAACTTCAGGTATAAGTGGGGTTAATGGTACTTCAGGCTCTTCGGGTTCATCAGGAACTGATGGTAGTTCAGGAACATCAGGTTCATCAGGTACATCAGGATCTAGTGGAACAAGTGGTTCTTCAGGAACATCAGGAACTGATGGTAGC